AGAATACCGTAATGTTTTAAATAATCACTCATAATATAATCCTCCAATCTGTTTTATGTTTTATAATTAAATTATGAGCCTAGATAGGTTCGTTGAATCTAAATATAAATCAGGGCTGTTTCCTCTTTGGACATTTAACCGAGAATATAAAGTCGGCACCCATCTTTTAAAATATGTTTTTTTTAAAATGGCACTTCATCGTGACCTTCCTTTTCGGCATATTTAGCCGCAAACTCGTCCTCCTCGATGCTTACGTACATTGTCTTTAGATAAGCCTTAATTCCAGTCTTACCGTTAATTTCCCATCTATAAGGCCTAATAGTCAAATCCACATTACGAATTTCAGCAAAGTCTAGAGTATCAATAGATTCTTCATCCAGTGGAATTTGTGAACGCCTCGTAACCATAATTACTTTAGGCGGAATATTAGCGAAATTAACTGCGACCTGAATATAATGTGTTGCATCGTCATCCTCGTCACGGGGAGGCAGAATTCTCACATTCCAACCATCTTCAGCCAATTTTTGGGCTTGTTCAGGATCATCAATAATTACACAAAAGTTACGATTTCCGGCTCGATTGTACTTTGTTTCCTTTCCCGAAAAGTTTCGGAATATAATACGAGCGTTTTCAATGATAATGTTATCTATATTTTTATAAGCCATTTTGTTTTTCTCCTTTCTAACTTTAAAAAGTTTTTCAGAAAACTTAACCCGGGAATTTTTTCACTTATCAAATATAACATGTTTAACGAATATTAAATGGTGTAGAATCGTTCCTAGGTTTATCGGGGGTCTTCCCAAGGTGGTGTATTCGAAATATAAGGTTCGTCCGAAACAAACCATTCAAAATCGCCATACTCGGATATAGACTTAATAGCTTCGTCAACTAGGGAGTCATAATAAGACCTGTCAATATCGGCTTCTTTTCCGAGCTCAGTCACCATTTCGGATTCCAGCCACCTGTACCCCTTGGAACCAGTAGCGGCATAATACTTACCGTCTTTCTCACGCATAAGTAATCCGCCACCACAACCAGGTTTAATAGGGCAGAATCGACCAACCTTTCCGATGAAACGGTAATTGTGTTCACCATCAGGCATATCCTCGTTCATATCCAAATATAAAGCCGACGTAACAGATTTGGTTTCGCACATATCGTCAAATATAATCTCTTCTTTACTGAAGAGTTTCTTAAATACATACGGAACCTGGAACTGAGTACCGGTTGCGGTCCATTCTCCGGCATGTTTACCGTCTTTATACTTTGCAATATAAACGGCGTCGTTCACCAAACACATCCGGTCATATGTAGCCTCATGTTCAAAGGTGTAGCCATACATTTTGCCATAATCCATGATAAACTGTATAATCTCGGGAGTTGCGTCCGGAATCTTAATAGAGTCCGTTTTAATATGAGCAACAATAAAGCCCCGTTTCTGTACCTCGTGTTTGAGGTTGATCATAAACAGGGCTCCGCGTTTTGCTACGATATTGTCCTTATTTCGAGTATCACGAAATGGGTTGTCAAAGTTGGCGAAAGTAAGACCATATACTGAGTTAATTGCAATCTTTAGAGCCGTAGACAAATCTGCTGCCGCGTTTTCATCGGTTAAGTATTTCGCCAAAGCTCCACCCAGCATCTTTTTAGCTTTGTCAAAGTCTTTATGCTTGATAGCAATACGAGCATCCAAAATATCTTTAAATCGCTGTGTATACGCCTCTCCAAAGAGTTTTTCTGCAACGATACTACTCGGATGCATTGATACAACGTCTAACAATGCGACGTTCCCGTACATACCAGGTTTAGAATATACATAACCACCTTCTCCAACTTCTTCTCCACGGTAAGTTGATTTACCGTTTTCGAATTTGTAACCAGGAAATATAGGTCTTCCCATTTCATCGAAAACAGTATACTCATCTCCGAATTCACTGTATAGAATGTTGTCGGTCATTTCACCCATATCTCTGTAGTTGAATTGATCCTGAGGTTTTCTGTTGTTACCAAATATAATTTTGGTAGTTAGAGTATTAGTAGTATCGTTAACCGTCATACCAGCAACATCGGCTAGAATTTGTCTTGCAGTAAAATCGGCTTTTCTCGCATTAAAAACGGCTTCTGTAGCAAGAACGTCATTATCACAATATTCCGCAACCTTAGTCCAAAGCTCTTCTGGTACAGGTTGGTCCCATGGTATTCCTAATTCCTTATGATGAATACCTAATTCGATTTCCCATTTCTTCAAACTTTGTTTTGTCGAACAGAAGTCATAGACGTCCGTATAAGACACATTATAGGCTTCTCCGAAGAAACAATTCGGACTACCGTTAATGATCTTCTGAGATAGATCGTAAAGTTGCTCATTTGTATAACCCATAAGTCTGGCGTACAAAATATGATTATCATATCTACGGCAATTGAACCCTACCAATCTGAATTTCATCAGATCTTCAATTTCAGAAGGGGAGGGGTTAATCATTCGCACAACAGGTTTTCCTTCACCTTCGATTTTCCAGTTAACCAAAAATAGATTAGGAAATACTTCTACGTCATAGAAAACCAGTTTAGCATCATCATTTTTTTCTCCGGAGGATATCTCTTCTGATTTAAACTGCATCTTATTTACTAGTTTAATACAATAGTCAGAGTGATTTGTGCTATTCGCAGCAAATGCTAATATCGCATTGCGCATATCAGTGATATCATAATTCAAACCACTAGCATATGCATCCTCCAGTATTTTGTAAATAAAGTCGATACTAGGCTTAGTACCTGGATGTATCTCTTTGTTGAGATTTCGTTTGATCAGTGTTCTAAGCCCTTTCTCGCTCTTTATTACTTCAAAATTTACCATGTTTTTTTCTCCTTTCAATGGTAAACCCGAGCTAATCGTCGAGATTGGTAAGTTGTTACATTTCGACAATTTTCGTCTTAACGAACTTTTACCAGTGAATACCTTAATTTCCACGTAGTCATCATAAACGCGGCTCAGTTTCGAGACATCACCAGTGTAAATATAATGCAGGTGTATACCAGCACCACTCTTACTAAGCTCTGCATATGTAGGCGGCCATTTACTCGCTTCTTCGATATTCTTTTCAAAAGATTTATTACCATTTTCGTCAGGAATATCGAAGTCGATAATAATATGGTTTTCGGGAACTCTAACATAGTGAAGTCTAGATGTATCCAACTCAGATAGTTTTGACGTAACATCATCCCATTTTTTGAATGGGGTTCCATTATCTGTGGCATACTGAGCGAAACAATCCGCATACTCCTTGTCAAATATAGACTCTTGACTTTCGAATTGAATCCACGGTGCTTTAGTTTCTTCCTCTTTATCATCAAGGGTTCTTTTCTCAAATTTTTCTGTCCGAAATCCGTAGTAATAACTACGAACTCTGGATCCATCATCAAGGTTGAATCGCTCCTTGTAATCCTTGAAATAATTCTTAAGCTCCTCTTTAAAGACTCTTTGTGAAAATGGGTATGCTACTTTTGCCTCATCACAGTAAGTTTTATACATCTCCCAAGCGGCTTTAAGCGTAGTTCCGTCATTTTTCTTAAATACATGATACGAATCAATAACGAAGTTATAAAAATCGTTAGATGCTCCTAACATCGCCACTGGAATATAATCATCATACTTACCAGGATCACTTAAATATACTTCTTGGCAGTGATAGGCGATCGCTCCAAGTTCAAAACTGATCTGTTTCATGATTGTTTTGTATTCCTTTGGGTTTAACTTGTTACCGGTAGGGGATACGTCAATTAGTCTTCTTATAAGACCTGATTTTGCGTCAGTAATTTTAACCGGTTTATTTGTCCCCATAAACAGAAAGCATTTAAAACGATTCGAATATGTAGACTTGAACTTCTCATTAACTGTCATAAGCTCGTGAGAAACAAGACTATTTAACTTCGTATTATCTTCAATTTTAGAGAGGTCGCCATCGTGTTGAATCGCTACAAGCGGATTGTTTTTGAACGCCTCTAAAGCAAATGAGTTACTAGATGATCCAAGGGCTTTTGCGTCAAACACTGTATAATACCCTTCAAATAACTGTTGGATGATGTTAAGTATTGTAGATTTACCAGTTCCCGCTTCACCGTATAAAACCATAAATTTCTGAATTTTCTTAGAGTCCCCAGTGACGATTGACCCAATTGCCCATTCAATCTTATGTCTTTCTTCCTCTGAATATAAAGTGGACATCAGCTTGTCATAGGCAGACAAATCGCCAGGTTCAAGCGGATAATTCAGCTTTTTACTGGCGTAATCTTTTTTATCAGTTTTATAGTTGGAAAATATAATTTTATCGTCCAACATATAAAAATGATCTCTCATCTGCTTCTGACAGTATTTATGCCAAGAGTCAATCATTCCAGACTCGGCGTCCCACATATACAGGACTTTTATTGGAGAATCAAATTTATGACGGTTCTCTTCCGCATATCTATCCAGTTCACGGTCTATAAGTTGTAAAGCACAATGCTCGTCCGTAGACCATAGACCGAGTTCCTCAACCCAGATAGCGTAAAAATCACCGCCTCGAATCATGAGATCTGAGCTTTTTTTGATGATGAACTTTGGATAGATTTCTATTATACCACGCTTTGTGCTACGTGTTGAAATCATAAGAAAGTCAAGCATCGATTTTTATTCTCCCTTCATGCGTTTAAACTCCTCGATCTCATTACTGAGTTCTTCAATTCTTTTGTCCTGTTCATAATTATGGATTTCCACCATAAGTGCATAAATAGTAATAGTGAATACGAAAGCTGTTAGCGTTCGATTGAATCTTGCTTGATTTCTTAGTATTTTTTTCATACTTTTAATGGCATCTGAAGAATCTTGTAAGTTTCCAAAAATATAATTAATTACCTCAACCATTAGCTTTTTCCCCCTTTCGTATCATTTCAAATTTCCAATCTTTACTACTATTAAAGGTAAATATAAATTCTGCTCCATTCTTCTGTCTTATGCGGATGCTGTTTTTACCATTGGGAAACCAGGCAGCGACCCGGTCTCCGGCATATAGCTCAAAATATAATTCAAACCATTTATAAATATCATTGTGATTCATTTCATTATCTACTCCCGTTTTCCAAAACTTCGTCTAAATACCAACACATTTGATACCAGATTTCCACATTTCGTAGATCACTTTTGCAATGTTCAATCGTAAATAATCCACCTTCGCCATTCCGTTTATATTTTCTATCAAGGAATCGCGAAACAACATTTTCAACATAATTTTCGTCAAATATAGAGTCATCCATGGAACCCAAACCAAGATTGATAATCATGTTCCAGAACCATTGTCCTGTTCTGTTGCCAATATCTGGGTCATCCATAATATGTTCTTCACAACGAATAGCGAGAGCTATTAACATTTCTAGAACACTACAAGGTCGGTTATCGAGGAATATAGCAATCATTGGTCTATCATACCCTTGCTCGTATCCAAAACGATATCGGAGGTCTATCCCATCTTCCGCTCTATTACCATCCATTCTAATGATATAGGTAAACTCTATATCATGTAAATGGGTAAAAAGCTTCCGATAGGATAGTCTCTTAGAATATCCATCTTTACGTACGAGCTGGTACATCCATTCGAAGTATTCTTTGTTTAGCTCGTTTTTTGTCATTAGTTATCCACCTCGTGTGTTTTTCTATTGTGCGGTTTTCTATTGACGACGTCCGAATACTTTCTCTGATCAAGAAGAATTTCGTAGTCACATTTAAGCCTGTCGTTTCTCACAAAGACGGAATCATCCTCGTACTCTCCAAAAGCGTTAAGTGATTCGAATCCGACAACGTCTTCGATGTCTTCTACGATTTCATCATTGTCGTCGGCCAGAATCTGATCAGCGTAATAAGTTAGACTAATTGTGTCATAGTCATCCAATTCACCGAATTCATCTGGAGCAATAACATAAGGTTTATCCACGCTCATAGGCTCCTCTTTCACCTCCTCGGGTTTTTCATCAACCATATCAGAATAGTTAATATAGCCCAGTTTGCGTAAACCGGCTGCGTATTCAATAATGTTCGGCTTTTCTTTTGCATTGTCCGCCTTTATTCGGTCTTCTGCGTCCTTGGCAATTTCAGCTGTCCTCTTGGAGAATACTTCTTTTACTGAATCAATTTCATCTTGAGCTATCCGCTCATATTTTTTCTCAACGTATTTCCATGTAACGACCGAACCGACGGCTACACCGAGAACAAACATCATAAAATTTATTGTTTTATTCATAATTATACCTACCTCCTAAATATTTTCCTGTCTTTTCATGTAAATAACACTCCCAAGACCTCCTAAAATATAAAAGACCACCCTAAGACCGTTTCCAAAAATCAAAGGGTAGTCTTTTTTTTTTTTATATCAGATCTAAAATGTTACCATCTACGTTGAAGTCAAGAAGGACTACTCGTTCATATACTTCTTTTCCAAATCTTTCACGCGTAGCTTTATCCTTAGTAAAAACTTCTTCATCCCTTCGGTAGGCTTCGTAAATCCCGAAATCAACGTAATTATCACCATTAGGGTTATCGGGATTATATACCCAACCGACAATTTGACCGGCTTTAGTTCTAGGAATACCAAGGCTATCGAGTACGTCATTTAAGAACAAATATCCATTGGCTCTAAGTTTATCGTTAGCATACTGTTGCTGAGCTAGGAGAAACATTCGATTATAACTTCCGTCTTTTTCCCAATAAGGACTGGATTCGTCAAAGAAGAAAGTATAATCACTCAACGAGTCTTTTTCTACAACATTGACGGTCTCTTTAACTTTCTTTTCCTTACCGTCTTCATCAACAACGGTATTTTCGATCTTCTTTGCCTTGATGCCGTACCTCAGTTCGCGGTCGATTTCTTCGCCAAAACGCTCCACAACTCGATTTCTATACTGTTTGAAACCTTTATCGACCGTAGCATATGCGGCTGCGAGAGCTACATTTCTTTTACGAAGAATATTATTCGATGCTAAAATGCTACTTATGGATAGAGCACCAAGAAGTACTGCGGGGGCATAAAGTTTGGCAAGCTTAACACCGGTCTGAATATAAACGATAGCCAAGTCTTTCTTAACGTCTTCGGGGGTATATTCCTCTGCGAACTTTTCATCGGCTGCACATTTATGAATAGCGTCGATATCTTCTTTAGCTTTTTCTAAAATATCATTCGCTTTAGTAGTAGCTTTACAAGCCATGACCGCACTTACAACGGTTCCGACTACCCCGGCTACTACAAGGATCTCGGGGCTATGTTTTTTGAGTTTAAAACCAATCTTGTTAACAGTTGTCATAAATTCTATTTTTTTCATATTATCCTCTCCTTTTCTTATCATTAAATACAATCTCTGCACCACAGGCTGCATAACCAGCTAAATCTACAAAGCTGTCTTCAGTTGCAGTCCCAGTTTTAATCCTAGCTATTTTTAGTAATGCCATCATCATGGCAACGTCGGTTGCTGTAAATTCAGTATTTTTATACGCCGACCATAAAGCGGCTATCGACCGAAAGTTATCTTCGGGTGAGCCATATTCATTCTCACGTTGACCGCATACACATTGTTTAGCTCTATCTAGAGTTTCTGCTCTTGTCATTTTATCTCTCTCCTCTCAATTTTTTGGTATTGTCTATTTTTCCAACTTTTCAATATGACTCCTTTCCTCTTAATTTAGCGGAAGCGCTTTTGGTAGTTTAATCATGTAGCCATCTCGTACTCTAATTACAGATGCACTCCTAATATCAGTCCATCCGTATTTGTTGTCTGTATAATTACCAGTGATGCCAACTAGATCATATAAGTCGGCAACGCTAACTAAACCATAAGTAGAAATCAACTCGTCCATTCTTGACAGAACTTCTTCTGCTTCTCCTCGATTATCCAAAATAATATCATCATAATTATAACCGGTTTTCGTATGAACCGCACTATAATCCCTTCGACCATTTCTTTCATCGTAGTAACTCCTGTAAGACACCTTAGAGGCAGTGGAATTACTCTTTGTCTTACCTGGTTCCCCGTAAAGTACCATATCAATACCGTTTGTCACGATATCCGAAATGGCTTTTTTAATTGCGGGGACCAATACCTCTAGCAAAATATAAGATTTTACGTTGTTGATGTCCTCTGAGATTAATACGTCAGTAAACTTCCGAATATCGCTTTTTTTCTTAGATTTCGCCGTCCCAGCAATTACTTTTTCTACCTTTTTCTCTGGTACAGACCTCTTTTGATCTTCCTTAAATTTATGAGAGTTTGGCTTGTATTCCTCCATTACGTTT